AACTACCAATTTTCTTAAATTTTTATTGTAAAAATAATCGTACATTGTATTCCTTTATCAGTCGCAAGAGGCAAATGGATCATTTGGATCAAAAGTATAACCAGCAGCTTCTATTTGTAAGACATCGTTTATGCCTGCAGTAGTTCCCTTTCCGTTATTCAATGGAATGATTGTAGAACCAGAGAATCCTCTTGTATTTTTCATTACGTCATCAATTGGTTTAATTTCTGTAGCAAGTTTTTCATAACTGTATGTAAACAACTCGGCAGTAACAAGATATGAATAAAGCTTTCCTAATGGGTATAGGGGATTTTCATGTTCTACAAAGTTAATTTCAAATAATGATTTTGAAAGTGGAAAATAGATCAAATCGCCTTCTCTTGGTCTTATAATACTTGGTTCATTTTGCAAAACTTCTTGTTGAAATCTTTTTCTTGCAAATAACAAAGTAATCTTATCTTTTATTTCTAATCCAAATTGAGTGATTATGTCGGTTCCCTCAAAGGATTTTACTGACATGATATACATTTCTATCTGGTATGCTTTTGTAAATGAGCTACCCGGATCTTCACCAAATAGTTTATCTATGCTTAGATATTTTCTTGGAACATAGTAGCAATTCTGTCCAATACCTTGAATAAGTTCGATTGTAAAACTTTCAACCAAATCTTGTTCTGGTTTATACGATGTTGTATTGATGTATGGATTGATTGCCATATTAACCTATTAGTGGATCGATTGGTGGTTCGTATACTTTTCTTAGTTCTAAATCTACTTCTGCCAATTCTTTTATTGAATCGCCCATCATTGCTGCTGCATTAATAGATACACCACCGGGAAGAGGTATTCCAGAAAACTTAGATAAATTTTGAGCCCATTGTTTTTTCAACAGTGCGGTATAGTATTTTCTAAAAATCCTATCATCCCAAACTTTTGAATATAAATTTTCATCTATCTTTGTATATGCTTCTATTAAAAGATATGCACTGCCAGACAAACTACTAGGATCTACATCCAACCACAATCTATTTGTTGTTTTTTGGTATGTAAAAGCCATTGGATAATTAAATACGTCATTTATACCTTCCAAGTAACTCATAGATTCCATATAGGATGCAAGTGGTGTTTGGCTTCCTGCTTGATTAAAAAACAATCCAAAGAAGTCGTATAAAGTTAATTGGTATCTGATATCAAAGATATAATCACCAATTGCATTTCCAGCTGGGTATACTTTTGATATTGAAAGAATATCATTTGCAGCTGGCCAATATGCAGTAGCACCACTGCTGTCTGTCTTTAATTGCGCTCCTAAAGCTGGACCTATAGTCGATACATCAAAATATCTATTTCGTAAATCTTGTTTAGTTATTGGAATTAAAAATAAAGCTCTTTGATTAAAATCAAAGTGTCTTTCATACATAAACAATAAAGCTTCTTCCAAACGATCTTCAGCTTGTTGTTGATCTATGTTTATTTGAATTACTGGTGCGCCCAGTTGTCTAAAGCAGTAATCTATAAAGTCTTGTTTGCTGGTAATTGGCATGATAAAAATATTTATGAATTCTTTAAAATTTTATTTAAATCTTCCATAGTTTTATCGATTACTGCATTTGAATTAACTGTTACTGGTATAAATTTTAAATTTTCTGGATCAAAGTGCTCTATTGCAAGTTTTCTTTGTTTACTTTCACTAGTATAATGATTTGGATCATAATTTGTAAATCCAGGCATTTTTAAAGGACAGCTTAACACAGGATAATCCAATTTTGCATACTCATTTTGTTCTTTTAAAAGCCAAGTCTTTTCTTTATCACCACACCCACACGCGCCACAATAGTAATATTTTGAATTTTTGCTTTTTTTGATATGATTGCAGGGGGCTATATCACCACTACCAAAACAAGATAAAGCTCTTAGTTGTTTTGTCGGCAAATCTATAGATTTATTAGTAAATCCTTTAGATGCAACTGCCATCGCAAATGAAATAATTTTTGTTAACATATCAATTATAGATTACAATAATTCCAGCAGGGACGATGTAAGTATTAATAAAAGACCTATATGAAGAATTGATTGTGGAAGTTATTGTTAAAATTCCGGGAGCAGTATAAACTACAGATATGGAATTTGGTTCTATATTAAATAAACACATCAAAGCATATTTAATAGCTTCTGGAGTCCCTTTGCTTGAAAGATAATTGTCATCGATCTTTGTAGAAAATCTTACAATGTTTGGTAAAATATTACTTAATGGTTCGGAACCAAAGTCTGCTTCCGGAAAATAATATTCTGCCAATCCTTGATAAAAAATGGGATTCATTGCATACGGATCTCGTATTGCAGACCAATTTGGATTGGCTCCATAGCCTCTTTCTGGGCTCATAAGCCATCTCAAATAATTTTTAATCAAAGAAACAACTATAGAATTACCACTGTCATTTTTTGCTGCTTTTAAAATCCAATCTGGAAATAAAGATTCTACTGTTAGTTCATCGCCCTTCCACCTTGATCCTTCTACATCATAAAAGTCAGATCCATATGTCTGTATGGCTTTTTCTACAAGTTTATTAATTTTTCCTTGTAGTGTTACTGGAAGATGGTTAAAAAGTAATATCATAAAGTATAATTTATAGAAATTCCAGCAACAGAAAGTGACGTTAGATAATTTAACAGAAGTGTTTGATTTGAAGATGATAGACCATCAACATAAACATTTACAGTTGCCGGAACACTTCCATTTGATACCGTTACTAGAGTTGGATCTGACGTGCCAGCTATTCCAGAAGCAACAATAGCATTTTTATAATCACTGAGAGTTACGCATCTTTTATATCCATTTGAATTAAAATTAAATTTTGCTTTTAATTGTTCTATTGTTAACTCATCGTAACCACCACTCGGTGAAGTAATAAAAGTCGCAGTCACCTCTGGTGGAAACTGTATAGTTGCATTGTTTCCAACAGCTCCATTTGAATATATTGCTGTAACGGCTACTCTGGCTGATGTAGTTATATCAAGAGTTCCCGGCATATCAGTAACAACCCTATAACCATCAGTTGAATGTGTAACACAATAAAATCTATTATCAACACCAGAAATATCTTTTCCTTTTTCTACTCTAGTCCATTCATATTCTGTCAAACCAATTGTAACATACAATCTTATGGTGGCTGGATCAATTTCTTTTGGTAATGTCATTGATTTTGTGACATAATCAAAATTTGTAAATGTATATACTAAACCTCCAGAATACAAATCAACCGATGTTGCCTCTTGATATGGAATGTCATCTATGTTGTAGAAAAACAAATTAGATCCATTTGTACCTATGGCTTTAAATGCCGTGTATGCTGGAATACCGCCTGTGTTAGAACCACTAACGGTCATGGTTACCGTTGATTTTGCTGATTGTTTGTATGGTATTAAAACCGAAGATAAAGAAGCACAACCAAGTATAGAATTTGAAATGTTTGCAGATGACGGCCAAGAATTTACATATGCCATTTGAGCATATATTCCATTATATGCTGTTGCTGTTGCCAAAATATTCAATATCATATTAGCTGCGCTTGCAGGAGATTGAAAATCAACATCTGCCATATCTGGTTGCGCATTTAAAAATGTTGCTAAATTATTTCTTATGTCGTCAAAATCCAAAGAAGCCACATTTAATTGTTTTATATCATATGTCATTGTACTGGAACCTCTATTGTGCACTGTAGGTTATTTTGTGTATTTACCAAATCGGTTTGATTAAATTTTACTAAAAAGTTCATATAAGTATCAGTAGATTCTGTCAATTGTACAGAAACTTTTCTTAACGATGGAATTCCATACTCTATACTATTCTTTATAGATGCCTCTAAAGCGGGTTTTTCAAAACTACCCATAAAACTATATTCATAATAATTTGATCCAAAATATGGATCCGCCATCAATTCTCCGGGATTTACTTTACACACCTGTTCTATTTGTTGAACAGTCTTATTTAAACCAGTTACAATACTAATATCTTTTTTAGAATTAGAAGTATTTACCTTGGTTAACAGTATTGAAAAATCTTTAGAGTATTGCGTTGCCATTCATAATATTTATCACACAGAAGTTACAGCCATTCTGGC